TCTTGATGAGATTTTCGACTTCTTCTAGCCCTTCGACATCTTCCTTTGAAACATCTTCAGGTAGTTCATCTATTAACTCATCAATTGAGTTTTTTAACTTGGCTAAAAAATCTGGATCCTTTAGCAGATCGGCCAAGTTTGGAATTTCTTCATCTGACATATCTCTTCCTTAATTTTACGCGCTGGCCCCCTGTCCCGCCGCTGCGTCGGCTTGCCCTTGATTCTCCACAGACTGTGGCATCCATCAACAAGCCTTTCCATTTTAAAAACTACCAGTTCTTAATTTCTTCTTTAAGTTGTTCTAATGTAATTGAACAATCTGCACTTTTTGCTGCATTTTGCTTGAAATACAAAAATTCACAATTTGCAGGATGCCCTATGACTTTTGGATCAATATTGTTTTCAAACCCATACTTAATTGAAATTCTATGATCTTTAACTACTCCCAGGATATTGGTTTCTCGATTGTAGAATCCTCTGGAACACAATAAATTATATCCTCTGACCTTTCGTAAATCGTTATTAGTAAATTCAAATCCTGCAAGATATCTATATTGTGTTATGGTTCCTTCAAACAAAGGAGTTAGCGATAATTCTTGTTTTTCAGCGGCGACTAAAATTTGATATGATAGATACGTGTTTAGGTCTCGTACTGAGTCCTTCAATGCTCTACGTTGTTGTTCAACTTTTTTCCATTGCTTTCGCTCGACAAGCGTTTGTTTCTTTCGAACACTATTGCTTGGAGCAGGCGGCAATGATTTCAACTTTAATCGTTGCTTTTTAATCTTTTTGATAGTTTCTTGCATTGTATTTTTCTAAGATAATAAATGTGGAAATAATGAGATTACTTAATTTCCATAACCGACTTTGGACCGTACCCTAACCGTTGCATGGTTGGTTAATCCGTTATCCACATACCAGCTTCATCAGCTTGGCAGTATCGATCAACGCTGCCTTTTTTACCGTGTGGCGGTTCACGGGTCATATGTTGCTACTCGTCCTTTGATCTTCCGCCTGCCTTGCGGGCAGTTCAGAGGCGCTAACCCCTTACGTCTTCTCTCGAAACAACTACCTTTGCCTTGCGAGCATCAGTAGACCAAATTCACCGAAGTGTTTGGTATTAAGCGTCTTTAACAACATACCGGAGCAGTCTTTCGCTTTAATCATATGCAATGAAGGGAATTGAACCCTCAACATCAAGTTCTGAAGACTTGTGCTCTACCTTTGAGCTACAGTTGCGATTTCTACAACATTCGATGTGCTACTCCAGTTGCTTCAACCTCTTTTGGAGGTCAAAATACAACACACCGACTATCTTTCTCCTTGCGGGATACTCGACCGTATTTCAAGTTTCCGTCTTTATACTTTGCCTTCAACTCTAATACTGCCACTTTGCCTTTGCCTGCCAGCTCAGACTAGGTGACTACCTGTTAGTTTTCAGCATTTGTTAGTTTGGTATGTTATAAGAGGACGCCACCACAGCGTTTAGGACTCAGCGATCGCCTCTGTCCATATCCTTTCGGACTTATAACACTAACTTACTGCCTACCGCCATCCCACTGACGGGGTTTGCTTTCGCCTCATTGTGCGAGTCAAACCTAACCCAGGCTTGCATGGCTTAGTCTCTTTCGATCCCCGGGGGCGTGTAGACCTCCCCCATTACCTCTTGGTTACCCAAGGGCAAGTATCCATGCTTTTATTCTGTTGCTGGATTCTTGGTGAGGCGCTAACCTCGTTCTTTGTTTACGCATCTAACATAACTACCCAGATGCAACCAGCTGAATTCTCTCCGACTGCCGAAACAGTCGGGACAGGTATTTGGCTCAAGGCCTGGATCTGTCAACTCCATGGTCCGTCTAATGCTATCACGGCTTTCCGATAGCTACGATGTCGATGCTTAGCCGATCTATGTTATCATCAAACAAAGGGACCTAACTGAAGTCTTGACTAGTGAGTACGCAGGGTTATTTGCGACATGTTTTGTGTAAGCAAAGGGAAAGGAAAACAAACATCCCTGCGCACACAGTAGTCAAGACCTATGTCTTGTCATTCAGCTATAGTAGCTTTCAGGCTTATAATACCCTTGAGACTTGGGTTCAGCTAGTATTATGCCGGCCTACTTCCGTAAAACTCAATGGAAGCTACTACACGTAAATGACAAGACCATATTTTGCTGTCATCGGAAATACATTTTCAGCTACGCACCACTCGCATCTTGATATTATCTCAACGTTTTGACTGTATAGTGTTTTCAACACAGCGCGGGATTTTCCCCTTCAGGCCCGACGCAGCGGATTATCCTGTGTTACTATAACCAGGCAGTGCGCATGTGGAAATGTATTTCCTCTTGCGGTCTACTAAATTTTCAAAGAGCGTGTTGAACGTGTGTCTGTGTTACTGCTCAACTTGTTTTACCAATATAGCATTAGTATGTATGCGTGTCAATACTTTTTTTCAAAAAAATATGATAAATATTTGTGTAGTTCGCGGACGGGCATCCCAACTACCCTATCGCTTACAGGAGCAACAGCAATGAATATTTATCATCAGCCGTACACTTACCTGATTGGGTGGTCTAATCGTGACCGCTGGTATTACGGAGTCCGTTACGGTCAAAATTGTCATCCAAATGATTTATGGAAAACTTATTTTACCTCGTCAAAGTTAGTGGAACAAGAACGTCTTATGTTTGGAGAACCAGATATAATCGAAGTTCGTCGCGTATTTGATAGTCCACAAAAAGCGATGCTGTGGGAAGATAAGGTTCTAAAATTGTTGCAGGTTGATCAATCAAAACGGTGGATCAATGAGCGAGCTGGTAGTTGGCCGCTTGCGATAATGAGTGAGCAGGTAAAGAGTAAAATTTCTACTGCCCGTAAAGGAACACGGCACTCTGAAGATACTAAAAAGAAGATGTCGGTGGCTCACACAGGAAAAGTATTGAGCAAGGAAACGAAGGAACGAATGAGTGAAGTGCGGCGCGGTATGAAACGAGGTCCGATGTCCGAAGAACAAAAACGAGCCATTTCTGCTACAAAAAAGGGTAATCCTGGACCAACAAAATCTGAAGAAACTAAGAAAAAAATTGCTGAGTCTCTACGTGGCAGAAAACATTCGGAAGAAGCTAAGGCTAAGATGCGTGGTCCTCGTAAGTGCAGGTAAGTCAACCACTTTTTTCAACTTTTTTCAACTTTTTTCAGTTTAGTTTGCGTTTTCTTTCTTCACGCATAGCTTCACGAATTTCATCAAAACTAACTTCATTGCCATGCTCGTCTACAAGATCTTCGAATAGACCTAGATCATTTGCAAGGCGCAGAGCTGTTTCAGGATCTTCTTCAAACAGAGCCTCAAGATCAAGAGGCTCTGACTGTTCCATCAAAGTGCCGTCTTCAGCCATACGGGTGATATCGGCAAGCATCTCATCGAGTTCTTCCTGTGTTCCTTCGAAATTGTCAAAGGCGCCAGGTGCAATCTCAATGGTGTAGTTGGGTTTATCGTCTTTGCTATCTGTCATGTTGATCAATATAACGTAAAAAATGTTTGTCGTCAAACACTTACTTCATAGCAAAACGTCTTACTTGACCTTGACACGGACCACAGGAAAACTCCAACCACGAGACGGATTCTCGTTCCAGCCGACACCATATCCGTTTTTCAGTTCAACCCAGTAGTGCACATTCTTTTGCGGCCCTGGCCAACCATAGCGGTATTCAGCAACCACTTCAACATCAGCATAACGATGTGCTCGCTCGGCAGTATGATAACGAGCAAACTCTTCGGGCATGGCGTCAATCAGTTTCATGATGCAATCAGATCCACTGTTTCACCAATCATCTGTACATGCTTACACTTGCCACGAAACTTGAACCCAGGGCAGTCACAGGTAAAGCCCTTGGCAGTCATCGTGACGGTGTAAGTTTTGGGATCGGACTTTTTGCCACCTGCAAAATGCCACTCACCACCAAAGTTGAAATGTTTGTCGTAACGAACGCCAAGAGCAGGCTTATGAAACCGTGGGCCATATTTAGACATTAATTTCAGTCTCCATTTTCTCGACAAAATCGTCTACATAGCCCATTGTAGCATCAAAAACTGCAACTGCAACCAGAATCAGAACAACTGCTACGATCGCGAGATGGATAAATCCAGCGCGGCTACGTGCTTTGTAATGGCGTTCGGGCAACAGCATTGTTTGTTTACGCCTCGAGTTGCTGGATAGCGCGGATGATCTTGCTCTGCATCTTGCGAGTACGACCCGTGTCAAAGTCATCAACGGTGCGGTCCTGGGGGAACACGATCTCAGCATTCGTGTAATCATACACCGCCTTGATCGCCAGCCAGCGAATGGCTGCTGCATTGTCTGCATCAGTTTCAAGGATATCATGCACACTCAGCGCACCCGTGTCAGGGTCGTATTCAAACGCAATGAGACGGACAACAGTCTCACCCACACGAGGCTCTTCTTTGGTGAAGATCACTTTGGTAACCGTTGCAAACATATCATATCTCCTTTGCTTACATGTTTAATATAGCAAAGTGTCTTGGTGATGTCAAGCATTTAGTCGTAAAAAAGGGCCCGAAGGCCCTTCTTTGTTTCATTGTCGTCGAAATCACTGACGGCAAACTGCCTGGATTTCTGCGGTGCTGTAAGCATTTGCAACACGACGTGTGACGATGGGGACAATGTTTCCGTCACGACGTTCACAGGTTACTTCAAGCGCAGGGCGGCTGTCAGTCACATCGCTGCGACGTGGGGTGGTGTCGCTGGAATCAACCGCAGGCGTTGCTGTGGTGCAGGCGCCCATTGCAACCAGCGTTGCGCGGAGGCTTGCGTCAGTTGCACATGCGTGAAAGATTGCAGCTTGACGGGCAGAACCGTGTGGCATGTTCATCAGCTGAGCAATGAAGCCAACCTCTTCACGGCTGTTACAGTTGTTTTCAACGCGCCCGTTGGAATTGCTGAATCCGAAGCCAGGAACGCTGAATCCAGTGGAGCGACCGATGACACATGGTGCGGTGTGCATAGTGCTAGGTGCGCCGACGCTGGGCGTGTTGTTGGGTACGTCGCTGCCTTCAAACACAGTTTGGGGAACAGTGCTACCTTCGATATTGATGATGGCTTGTGCACCACTTTGGGATTGTGAATCAGCATTGGCGCCAATACCGTTTGCAGATGCTGCATCGGTCATTACGACAACAGCGAGGATGGAAAGTGCATACTTCATGATAAATCTCTTCTGTTTGAATGGAGGTTGTTAGTCAGGCCCGGAGGCCTGACTGGTTGTTGTTTACTGGATTACCAGCGAGCGCTACCAAGAGCAACAAAGCCGCCCTGACCAAACGCTGAACCACCGCTGAGGCCAAGACCACCGCCCACGCCAACAGTGCCGAGGCCGTTGTCGATGACACGGTTTTCGGAAACCTGTTCGCTGAGGCTAAAGGTGTCGAGAGTCACGTCAACTTCGATGCCGTCAACACTGGTAAGGACGCCGCCATTGCGGTTGCCTTCCCAGATGTGTCCGTCAAGTTCATTGAAGGTAAGACCGCCAGAAACACCAGAAGAGTTCATTGCTCCGCTGAAGTTTTCAACACGGCTGTAGCCGTCCATTCCACCGAATGCAAGTCCGCCAGTTGCAGCAAGACCACCGCTTGTGGAATGAGAAGTTACTGCGCCAGAGACCTGACCAACAGCCATGTCGCCACAGAGGTTACATGTTGCAAGTGCAGGTGCTGCAAATGCGAGGGTAGCCGCAACTGCGGCAGTTGTGAGAAGTTTCATTGAAATTTCCTTTTCTTCAAAGTTAAGGGGTTATACCAGGCATAATTGCCTAGCTGAAATAAAGTAACAGACAAATGTGTTTAAACTTTGTTATATTAGGCTTATTTTGTAAACAGTTTTATGCACAAGTGTTTTTTGTTGTAAAAAAGGAGGACCAGCCGAAGCTAGCCCTCCAAGTTGTTCGACCAGGCGACTCCAAGTGGGGGCTTGTTTATGAGCCTCCCGGTCACCTATCAATATAATGTAAGAATGTGTTGAAAGTAAGTTATTTTTCGTTGATTTTCAGCAACATACTGTTTACCGATTGCGCTGAATCATGATGAAAACTGCTGGCATCGCGAACAAAAATACTGCTGGGTACCAGAGCCACATTCCTGAAATTAGTGCCTCAGGTATGAACATGAATACGAAGGCTACAATCACGATATACTCTGCGCTGTCAACATATAGCTGCCAGATTTTAGAGAACAGGTTCATCTGCAAACATCTCTCCAAATGTGCCAAGCTCTGGGAATCTGGCCCGGACTTCTTCTAGTTCAATCGGTCCACAATCTGTGTGTTCAATGCAGACGTTCTCAAACCGTGGATCCGGCTCATCGTTCTCCAAACGCACCAGGTTGCTGTGAGTGTGTCCATGCACAATGCCACGGCACCAGTGGTATGGAATACTCTCTGGATGGATTGGATAATGAGTGAGGATGAGATCGGCAACCTTGTGTGTGCCGCGCAGATCTTCAAAATACTCAGCGTAATCTTTCAGCTTGAAGATGTCATGGTTGCCGCGCAGCAAGATCTTCTTACCATGCAGTCCTTCCATGCACTTGAGGCCTTTGCGTGGGATCGCTACATCTCCTAGATGGTAAACACGATCATTCGGCCGCACTCTTGAGTTCCAGGTCTCGCGAATGATCTCGTCACCTTCATCTGCAGAGCTCGCCCAGGGGCGAATTGGCTCGCCTGTTCTCATGTCCGTAAATTTCGTGTAGCAGCCGTGATGCCCAAAGTGGGTATCGCTTACTAGCCATGCTTTACTCATTGTTCTTCCATTCTAAAAATAAAAAGTATGCCCTAAAAAATCAAGGCATACTTTAAAATTTGAGTTATTTTTAGCGCCTTTTCGAATTATTCACCCCGTTCGTGAATCTTACGTGCAGTGCGCTTGCCGATATTTTGAAAAGCTTCGCCAAGGCTGGTGTAGGTCACATTCCACAGCCAAATTGCAGGTCGGCGGCTGACGTCCCAGACAAAGCTGAACGGCCACATACCAACCCAAGTGCCTAGACGCTCTTTATGCTGGTATGCATTGTACTCATAGTTTGAGCTCTCCAGATAGGCTTCGAAACTGTTGTCGCCATTCTGGTTTTTATGAGCCCAATCGTTATATTCACGCAGGATAATCTCTCTATTCTTGCGAATAAAGTCTGGCCATTTCCATACCGCGGTGTATGCTGCACCTACTGCAATGTAGATGATAATGGCCCCAACAATCATCAGCGGATTGGCTGTGAATGTGGCCCAGATTGGAACGCCAAATCCCCAACTCAGTGTAATGAGTCCAATGACAAAGGTTGCCACTGACATCAGCGCGCTATCCATTTCTGCGGCAATGATGCCGGCGGCGACGAACACGCCCAAACCAGCCAATGCCAATAGTCCAAATTCTAGAATACCCATTGTTTACTCCTTAATATGCATCTGGGTGGTACTTCCACTTATCCAGCGGATCGTTACGTGTTACAAAGAGTTTGACAGTGCGATTGCCAGCCTCCACAGTGTAGGTGAACGTGTTGGTCACCTGGTCAAAGCTTTCGATCTTGGTGGGATCGAAAACGATGTATTGATCACCATCGCTAGTGGCCTTGGCCACTTCTTCAAGAACATTCTTGGTAGCAGGCACACTTTCGAGAGGCTTGGGCATGTCGCAGTCAGTCCAAAGCGTGTACTCGAAGTTGTTGGGCTGAAAGCCACCATAGCCGCGATCAATGACGTAGCGCTCGCCGTTAACGTCAACCTCAAGCTTGTAGGTATCAGTGCTGCGATTCTCAGGCTTGATGTTGAGCACTTCAAGAACTTCAGCAAGCGTTTCGCCGTAACGGTTCATTTCTTCAACCGCTGCATTGAGCATGTCAAAGTTGAAGAAGCTGAACACCTGAGTGTACTTGAGGATGGCCGGAATCTGGCTCTGGTCCTCGAGACGATCCTCAAGAAATTCTTGAATGAAGTCTTGCCCCAGCGTGTTGAACTCAAAGTTGTAGTAGATACGACCAGGACGGTTCTGCATGAACTCACTAATTTCACGCTCAGTGTTAGTGGTCACGATGAACAGCTTGCGACTGGGGAACACACCATCAAACAAGGTAAGCACCTTGCGCTGAGTATGGTAATCATAGATCTTCTCAAACTCGTCGAACAAGATCACAGCGGGTGTGGTAATACTCTGAATGAAGGCATTGAACTCATCACCATGCCAATCTTTGTTGATCACGATGGTTGGGTATCCGCGTTCACGTGCGGCCACTGCAACCTGTTTGCCGAGCAAGGTTTTGCCGGCACCCTTGATGCCGCTGAGAAGAACACCAGTGCTACCAGGACGATCATCAAACGTTTTGAGAATTCTCACACTGTGATTTACGTTCTTGCCGTAAATCTTCGTGGGGAGTGTGAAGTTTTCAATCTGCTCAAGGAAGAACTCACCAGCACGTTCGTCAAACTTGACAGTGTAGGTCTCCGCCGGAAGATTGTCATAGGCTTGGACTGCACCGCTATCACGAACTCGAATCGTGCCGCCGCTCTTGAGGAAAACTTTTGTCATGTTGCTTCTGTCTCTTCTTCAGGATTGATTTCACATCGCCAATTGATTTCGCGCAAATATTCGCTTTGTGTCTTTGTACAAACAATAACAGGCTCAGTTTCAGCTGTCAACAAGAGGTAAAGATATTTGTTTTCCAAAGCACCTAGGTTGACTATCGTCTCGCCACACCGTGCTTGTGCGCCTTGGCGAATAATATCGTCACCGTCCTCAGTCTGTCCTGTTACAGGACCCAAAACGCCTTCACAGACGCCGGCAAACACGACAATGTTTTCTTGTATGCCTCTATAGACGCCAAATTGAGCAAGGGTAATTATCCCAGCCGCCATGACAATCAGTATTTGTATACCAAAGGGTAACATCAGATTATGATACCAACGTGGTTGATGTTGATTAATCATCTTCTAACTCCAAAACAGGGCAAATACGTGTTTTTATTGCTACAATGTATTGTTTAATGAGTCCAAAGAATGTTTCTTTGGGCTCGACATCAAGATCTTCAAACTCGCGCTGGATACGAGAATCACGGCGCTGCTCTCGAACTACGCCAATGAGGTGGGCTATCCAGCCGATCAAAAAGAAGGATACTGCAAGAGCAATGACGGAGCCCACCAACCAAGCAATGCCAGCCGTGCCATTGACGGCTGCGGGGAACATCACAAAGGCTGCATATACTGCACCGATTGGTAGTAGGTTGCTCAATATGCTCAGCGGCCCCCAGATAAGGATCATACGCATATATGGACATAGGCCAATCATGTTCTTGCCACGTGGATATTCCCAGGGATCAAGTTTATGACGCCATGCAGCGTTCCACTGGCTCATGAATACATACAGCTTATAATGCCAGCTATCAGGACTGATCTTCATGCTAGTTCTTCCACCTTTCTCATTACAACAGGAATGTCATAGTCGACAAGTTCGAGTTTCTTGAGGTCACGCACCAACATTATGCGGCGGCGGCCGTTTCTGCTGAGTTGGTAATAGCGGTCGCCGACCTTGAGACGGCCGCGCCAGTAACCACGTTGTAGTAAGATGGGATGAACACGACGCTCTTTCATCTCACGTAGTTCGCCGCCCATCTTGAGGCTGAACATTTTGTGGCTTTTGACGTCCCAGAAGTAACCAGGATATCTAGGCACGGGAGTTAGGGTCGAGGGCAGATAGATCATCAGCGAATGCCTCCTTGATTACTTTTTCTATATGGTCGTGGCTTACATTTATCATTGCTTGTTGAATATATTTGCCATTCGTCCATGGCCCACCAATTGGTACCCAACCGTTATCAATCATTTCATCAATCATTCTTACAAAGTCTGTTTCAAAAATTGACCTTACAATACAGTATTTTTTTCCAATCGTACCTTCAGACATTGTTTACTCCCTTGTAAATATCAGTGGTAACTCGTGCCATGGTGATAACGTCAGCACAGCCTTCAGCTGCCTGGCTCCATTCAAGTGCAAAATCAAGGTCTCGTTCTGCATTCAAAGCAAGAGTTTGACGAAAGCTTTCCATAAAATCGATAGTGCCCTGGGCGGCAGTAGGATTGTCGATGCCGTATAGGTCACCGGCCTCTGCCATGAGCGACCAGAAGTTGTCGTAACGCATGTCAGGATCAGACAGTTCAACAGTGTCAAGTCGAATCATCCAGGGATTGACCTGTGGGGTGTAGACGTGCTCAATTGTGTTGACAATCAAGGCAGCGGCTTCGCTGATGTCAACACCCGCAAACCACTCAGGTTGTGCTTTGTCCATTTCCTTCATGGCCTCGGCAGAACGATATTCCTTTTCAGGCTCGCTGTCGTAAATGGCATCATGCCAGAGAATGGCACAGTCAAGGTTAATGTCATATGGAACCTTCAGTCGCGCAGCGTGACGATAGAGGCGCTGCACATGAATGATATTGTGGTAGTGACGCCGTGGGGTCTCCATGATGCGGGCAACGTGTCGTCCCATGTCGGTATGGTAAAGCTGACTCCAGCTAGTGTTGTATTTCATATCAAGATCACTGTGTTTCATCAGTGTAGGGTCCTTGTTTCTCTCATCATTTGAATTTGTAACAAGGTCATTGTGACCAAATCACGCACTTCAGGTTGAAGCGTCATGATATCAACAGCGGACAGATCCATATCTTCCGTATACTCTAACACAGTGCTGCAATAAAAGCAAACGGTAATATCCATGGGCTGAGGCTGTGCGTCAGCTTCAGATACTCCGCTGGCAGCATCAAGAGGAATACCGCAGTTTGGACAGGCACACTCTTTCACTTGGCTGGTCATTACCAGTATTCCTCTTGTATCATCTTGTTGACAAACTTGCGATCTTGGGGACTTTCTTTCATCTTGTTCAACATCTTGAACCAAAGAGTCACATAAATCGCCATACCTGACATCATCATAACCATGGCCGTGATCAAGGCCCAAATTGGTAACACCCCAACTATTACAGCGAATCCGATTGGAATTAAGAAGATCATAGGGAGCATACCCATAGCCTGCGAAGCTTTGAGAGCAACTGGGTTACAGTTACGATAGATAATTCTCTTGCGCACAAGATTGCGCGGTGCACATGGATCAGTCAACATTGGGAGCCCAGGTTTTAGCAAACTTCAATACATTGGGACGATCATCGTCTTCGAGCGGCAAGACCACTGCACAACTCTTTTCGCCATCGAGCGTGGTGTTCTCGTGTCCTAGCCAGATCGGAATACCGCTCTCTTTGATCTTCTCAAACTCCTTACGATTGACTCGCACAGTGACTTTCTTGTAGCTGTTCTCAAGCCAGTCTTGATAATCATCAAACCAGGGCTCAGAAATCTTGTCGATGTCTGCAAAATACAGATGCGCATTGATCACACTGTGAGCCACAAGAGTGGGCACCATGAAATCAGGCACCTCATCTAGGACTGCGATATACATCTTTTTCATTCTTCAACTAGTCCTTGGTTCATGCGTTTGATCTGATTGAGCACACTGTCAGGAACACCTTTATGACGAAATCGACGATCTCCTTTGTAGACATATCCTACACCATTATGGTAGTTGCTCTTGCCTTCCTGCTGACAAGTGTCGCATGGTCCCATACTGTGGTAATAACCGCCACCGCATCCAGCAGTGTACATCTGTTTGTACTCGCCCGTGCCTTCACAGACACCGCATACGCAAACATATTCAGGAAGTTTCATTCTACAGCCGCCCTTGCTTCTTGGAAAGTCATTTCGTCGATGAACTCAAGATCAGCATGTGTTTCAATCCATGCTCGTGCACCACAGCTCAACTGGTTACCATTGTATACCAAACGACTCGGACCATGTATGACCACTTCTCTAGCATAGATCGTGCGACCGCTGTTGTGCTTGGTAGTGTATACAGGACGATTGCCACCATCCTTTGCGTTCATGCCGATGTGTGTGCGATTGACGTGAATGATGTGTGGCTTTGTCATTTCTTTTTTTTAGTTTTATATGTGATTTTGCGTGAAAAATCAAACGCTATGTTAAAATCTTTGATGCGCTTCCTTGGGCGATTTTTAAGATACATCACTCGTATGAGATGGTTGTTCTTTTTCATATCATTTTCTCATATAGTTGTTTAATAATGGCAGATTATTGAACTGGATTAGAGTAAGGTAAGGTTTAATCGTATGCGAGTCGGTCATTGATAATTTGTTGTTTGGTTTCTGGCCATTGAGACACAATTTCACTGAAAGACTCATCCTTTCCATAATTGCCTACTGATATCCAGTCATTCCAATAAACTTCCCAACTGCCTGTTTGTCCAGGGAAAGTCGTTTTACGAAAAACAAAACCATCATGCGAATGATCTTCAGTATACATTATTACCTCTTGTATAAAAATAGTGGCAGACCGTTAGCCTAGCGTGATTTGGACTCTCGCTGTATGACCCCCGAAGGACTTATGGGCCCTTGATTCTTGTTGAGCTATCGCCGCCACGGTCCTACAGCGACAAGTAAGATGTAATGGTCTCGGTGGTACCAAGAAGTATTGGTCGGGCGTGAAGGATTCGAACCTTCGCTCTTCTGCTCCCAAAGCAGACGGATTAACCAGACTTTCCTAACGCCCGAACTTTTGTTCCATATATTTATATACTACGTCTTCTACTAAATGTCGATACCTAGAATGCCAGTATTGGTGGTGTGTTGGGCACAACGGTACCAAGTTTTCAGGTCGATGATCTTTGCTATCTTCATTCAAGTGATGAACTTCAACTAAGTTATTTTCACCGCATATTACACAAGACATTTCATGATACCGGGCACAAATATCTCGATAGCGATTATCTTCTCTTAGTTGCTCATCTGTTTTGTATTGCAAACCGCCTTCATTACCATGTCTGAAGTATGTATTACTGCAAGCATAAGAACACGTCACTGCATAGTTATTCAGTATTTTTGAATCACAGACAGGACATTTTCTGATATTGATTGGGTTGTGAGGGCAGGACGCCTCATGTCTTCTTATGTTAGCTTTGCTGTATATCTTACCACAATGTTGACATTCGACATCAGGTATTCTTTTCTTGAACGTGTCTGGTGACACATGTCCTGGATAGAACCAGTGCGATCGGAATGCTTTTAAAGACTTATATGTCTTACCATTTCTTGGGCTTGTATAGGTCCCGTCATTGTTGCGATATAAATCTAAGTCATTCACAAATCTACTATAACACGTTTCAAAGTAAAGGTCGAGCCCCAACCACCATGTACATCTAGCAAATCTTGTAGACTTTCTTCAAATGCGCGAACCGCTTCTTCGTCCATTGGATTGAAGCCTTCACTGAACTCGTCATTACTGTTCAAACACGTATTTTTGCGTCATTCGTTGACCCCTTCGATGAGCTCCATAATGGGTGTCACAACGGGCTTTCCCTTTGCGTCAAGGCGCAAGACAACGCCCTGCACGTTCCTGAGCACGTGATCTGTAATGTATCCGTCTCTCGTAAGCTCGTGAGCGAATTCGAGCGTCTCCAAGTCGCGCCTGCGAACATAGCGCACATGCCGCCCTGTCAGATAGCCGTCGAATTTGTAACCATTCTTCATCACCTCGCCAGGCTTGATCGTCTCGATTTCACGAAACTTAGTTGCGCTGTTGGCTTTGACTTTTACAATCATACCAGGCTTGAGGTTTTCTTCACACCATTTGGGAATCAGTTCATCGCGCAACCGCTTTCGTTCGCGAGCAGAATCTCGCTTGCTAGCAGCCTTGGCTCGTTCTAGTTCACGCTGTCGAGATTCTGCTTGAGCAATCTCGTCGCCCATCTGTACCAAGAACCCGCGCAGGCGGGCCTGGGTTTCTGGTTCCAGGTTCTCGAAATTTTCGATTGCTGCAACGATATTAGCAACCGCTTCTTCAATAGGCATTTCTGTGTTGTCGTCACTCATACGAAAGGCTCTTGCTCTTGTTGCATACGTGCCTGCAGAGCAGCAACGATCTCTGCATAACGACGTTCCAGTTCAACTGGTTCCAGACGATCGACGAGATCGAGCAGATCTTGTACGCTTGGGTTGGTAACTTTTTCCATCACGATGTCTCCATGGGTCATCTATTGTGGCCATGATATGCGACCTTTCAGCATCTGTCAAGCGACTCCAGGCAGCAATCTCAAATAAAGAACGGTTACATCCTACGCAGACATCGTTTTCAATTCTGCAAATTTTTCGACAAGGTGATTCCATCATCTTACTTATGCTCACAAAAAAAGCGGCGTACCGAATGAACGATACGCCGCTTTGTTTTCAATCGACCTCTGCAGGTTTTTGTTCTTGCGCCAATAGCTTACGTCGCTCGGCAGCAAGAATAGATATTGGCAACCTCAGGGTGGGGTCGCGTGTTTCCTCATACCGAGACAACAGATAATCCAAACGATACTCAACTTGTTCAAGCCGTGTCATATGCTGTCTCCTTGTTGTATGCCTACATGAGGTCTTTTTCTCCAGAAATTTGGTAGGGATGAAGAGATTCGAACTCTTAAAGCTACGAGGTTTGAACTCGCATAGTATACCAATTCCTAATTAAGCCACATCCCCATTTAATGTAATGTTCAGTGATTTCTTAATGAACATTCCAAAATCTGTATAATCTATCTCATATAAATCTCTAATCTGTCTTGGATTTAATCCTTCAGATAAATGTTGAATTATCTTTTCTTTTAACTCATCAAAATGATAACCTTCTTTATTTAAGACTTTAACACATACTCTAACAATAGAATCATGTTTAATTTTTTTGCCAGTTTTTTGTGAGTTTTTTGATTGAAAGTTATTTCGACATTCTTTTGAACAAAAAAGTGATTTTGAATTTTTTACATATGATTCATTGCATTCTTTGCACTGCGCATATTCTATTTCAAAGTTTATTTTTCTACCTTTTTTCCACCCAATAGGTATAGTATCGCTCTTATCAATCTTTTTTGATTGTTTTAGGCTATCATTATGTATCCATATTTTGCCAAATTGGCTATTCCCTGAACCAGTCTGGCTTTCAGCCATCGCAATTGCTAATCTGCGTCTTAACCAGCCATATAGTTTGTTGTTGGCTCTCCCTTGGCACATTCTGTTGGCAGCTTTGATTAGTTTGTAATTATCTGGATAGATCTTTACCAATAGTTGATGCACGACATAATGTTCTTCTGGTGTTAGCTTTACTAAATTATCTTCGTTATCTAAGCCACCCATACATCGAGGAATAATGTGGTGGGATTCAGTATAACATTTTAGACTTCTGTTCTTAGCCCGGTTGATAATTGCATCATGTATCTTTTGATAATTCATGTCGATATTTATTGGTGGTCCCTGTAGGATTCGAACCTACGACGCTCTCTAATCTGGAGACTATGCCGGATATAAGCCGGGTGTTTTACCGCTAAACTAAGGGACCAGAATTTATGTTGCCAGCACCTATTAGATAACTGGCGATCCTAGGTAGCCTGCTAGATCCCAACCTAGCAGACCGGATCCACGGCGCTTGAAAGGCCTTCTAAGTCAACCTGGGCGTTGACGACACAATCAGTGGGGTCCCGTGCCTACGCTAATATGTTCGGGGAATTTAAGCTACCCTGGCTCACGCCAAGGCCGGATAACCACTTCCGAATCTCCTGGTTAAGAGCCAGGCGCTTTTTCTCTCCACTACGAGATGGTCTCTTCCCCTTTTTGTGGCCGTACATGTAGTGATGCGTAGACCACAACTGATTGGTACCCCGTAGAGGAGTCGAACCTCTCACTTTAGGCTTAGAAGACCCTAGCCGGCCGCCTGACGGGGCAATACTGGTCAGTCATTGTGTGCGCTGCTGGTTCCAGCGCGCTCAACAATGGCTTCAAACTCTGCTTGCGCTGCTTCAGGACCAATCTCCCGCCAACGCTGTCCCAACACTGCAAGAAATTCCTTGATGCTGGTAATGTTTTGGCTGTCTTCAAGACCTTCACGTAGGGTGAGGTCAGCAGCAACTTCATTTAGGTTAACACTCATTATAAGTCCTTTTTATAGCCGACCTTTCAATTCATTAACTTCGTCTGAAGTTAGAATAATTTTTTGGCCGTCTTGCGTATTGATTTCAATTCCTCCGTTCTTGGTCTTGAAAATACGCAATTTTGGTATTTGAGGAGGCATGTTGGTTATCTGCGTCATTCTTATACCTTTGTTTTGGCGGAGGCGCTGAGAATCGAACTCAATGGAAGGGTTACTCCCACACTTGCCTTAGCAGGGCAGCCCTGGCACCAACCAGGTTGTCACCTCCGTATATTTTGGCGGAGAGACTGGGATTTGAACCCAGGGTGGACATCGCTGCCCACGGCGGTTTTCAAGACCGCTGCAATAAGCCGGACTCTGCCACCTCTCCATGTTATCTCTATTTATACACTCGATTTGAGTGTTTGTCAATGGCAGAAAGTGGAGGAATCGAACCCCTAACCTTTCGGTTACCCTGGATTTCGAATCCAGTTTGACACCTTGCCGGCACTTTCCGTTACCTAGGGCCGCCGTTATCCTGATCAGCCAAAACGAATACGAGAGCTGCGACACAAACAATAATGGCAATCTCAAGAAATCCCATCAGTTTTCACCCAGTTCTCGCTTGAGTTTTTCCAGTTGCTTGCGCTTGCGCTCTTGAGCACGTTCCGCCTTCTTTTGTGCTTCTTCTTTCTTGCGCTTTTCTTCACGCTCCTGTGCCTTGCGCTGCTTGTCAAGGAAGTCACGAGCGCCAGCAAATACTTCGTCATGAAAATCTTCGCTGTATTCCACCATGAAATAGTGACCATCACGGTTACGCTTTGAGTTAGCATAACGAATGGCTTCACGAATCTTTTCACGCTCCTCAGCAGTTACTTCATCCCAATCACCTGAGACCGGATAGAATACGCTACGTGTATAATAATCATCATATGAATCAACGATGGATTCTGATCGTAAAATCTTTACCTTGAACTTCTGTGTCATTTCTCTCACCAAATTTTCTTATGTGTGCGTTGGCAGTTGCATCTGGCGCAATACCACTTGGTCCATTCACCAATATGTGCTCCGCTTGTCAGCCCATCACCACCACGCTCCAGATATCCTTGTCTATCTACATGCCATTCATGCTCACAAGGCCAGAAGAGAGCGACGAGATTTTTGATCTGATCAAGCATTACTCTTCTTTGGCGTCGCGAACTTCGCGCTTCCACACGTTCTTGGGAATGTATTGCGCGTCACCATTTTGGACCATCTTGAACGCATGGTCATCAGCAACACGAGCGATGGTTTTGTTTTTGAGGCGAAGGGTTTTCATGATATTGACTCCTTTAATCAGTCTGAAACTTCTAAGCTAATAGCTGTACGTGTACTTCCACGGCATCCGGGAAATTCCATGCCCCAGCTTCCACCCTTGAATGTAAATGTAAGGTTGTAGTTGCCGTCGCACACATAGTTGATTGTGTAATCGAGCGGATAATACACACCGTCTTCGTCAGGAAGTTCACAACGTGGTGCAGGGCTGTATGTTGAATGAGTTTGAATACCACGCCCAGCATTCCATGCTTCAATGCAGGCAATAGTATATTCTGTCGCGGCCCATCTGTCAACCTCGCCGTGATCCAGGTCTTGGGTTTCACCAACAACAATATAAACGACCGTGAGCAACGAGACGGTGCCTACGACGCATACTACAGCAAAAAGCTTTGTCCACATATTAATACCTTTGGTTGGTTGCCACACTTGGATTTGAACCAAGGACCCCAGTCTTATCAGGACTGTGCTCTACCCCTGAGCTATGCGGCACTATTCAGTTTTTCAAGCTCTTGAACAAGCTCTTGATTTGGTTTGCATTTTCCTAGTCCATGGCCGGATCCAACCATGTTGACACCACCGACCCCGCAGTTCATGCAGTAATATCCTTGGTATAGACCAACGGTGCCGTCTTCTTTGTAACGAAGATGTTCTGCAGGCATGATGGTCTCCTTTATGTAATGTTGCCCCCAACATAACATGCTGGGGGCTAATTGTCAACTGAAACGTCGTCTTAGCCAACGCTTGCGACGAATCTGTATACGGCGTCGAGCGCTCTGATTGCGCGGGTTCTTGTAACGCATCTTGTTACGCTGCAACCATGCTTTATGGCGCTTGCGTGAACCCTTTTTACGACGACCATGGTGCTTCTTTTTCAGATCTTGTCTAGCAACCATTTTCTTGCTCCTGTTAGATTGTTTCCAATCCTAGCAGGAACGCTTGTCGTCAATGCTCCTGCTAGGTGCTAAACCTCACAGGGGCAACAATGTTAACCGTATACATCTCTTTCTCCTTGTGTGAACCAACTGAGCATCTTTTGCCGCAATGTTGGTGTTAGTCTTCGTATAATTCGTACCAATCGTCTTCGTCGATGTAGCCATCTTCATCGGCCGTTCCATCGTACATCTTGTAATAGGGTTCGTTAGGTTTGAGCTCACGTAGATCTGGCGCGTTTTCCAAAGCCAGCTTAAACATGGTATACTGTTCTTCGTCGGTGAACTCGGTGATGTAGAACGTTGTGCTACATCCACCACCAACTGTTTTAAGACCACTGTGTTCAACATGTCGCAGTGCTCTTTCGAGTTCACGACCCCATCTGGTAATCACACGAACACTCCAGCTGGGCTTGTTTAGCCTTGCCGCCACCTCTTGTGTAAGTTCTTTCAGATGTGCGTGATTGTCTTGGTCGATTACCAAATGACAGTTCTTGACTTTAATACTGCCTTTGGTGTGGCTATTCCCAGGCGTCTCCTTGGTGCTCCAGGGCAACTCACAAGTGACGTGCTCAACGTAATAGCTTTCTCCCTTGAAAGCAAGCTTCCACATGGGAATAGTAGGATCTTCTAGGTGCTTTTTATTGAAAGAAAAAACAACTTCTTTTAGAGCAAACTCTACATTATTATTCTAAGACATGAATCATACCTTTCTTTTGTATATACGTCCTTTCTTCCATCCTTCTGGTATGGAAGTTGCCATACGGCTTTCGGATCCATTATTGATCCAAAACTTTCCTTTTTGAGATGGAGGAATAGTATCTATCGCTCTACCCCTTTTCCATCCTTCAGGAATATCTTCATTTTCACATAGCAGTATATTGCTTACGCCATTGGTTATCCAAGAACTCTTATCTTCTGTAAGGCGACGATGCTGTTGTGCTGCTATCATATTTTCTGTATTGGATTTAGGCTTACGAAGTTTTTCTTTTGTTTCTTCAGTATGCTTGAACCCTATCATTCTTTGTCGCATTTTTTCAACAGTCTCAGCAGAAAGTTTTTTACCGAGATTGACTTTACGTAAATGTTCTTTTTCAGCCTCTGTTCTAGGGCGTGAGTTTGCCGGGTTTGGCTTTCCCTTCATTCTTTCAGAAATAAGTTTTCTTGTGTTGTCAGTATGTTTGCGGCCTAGATTAGTGCCTGGCGGAGACCCACCATCACCTGTTTCTGGCTTTAGGTTTGACCAGTTATCATCTTCAACAACGTTATAGAGATCGCTGTAATATTCACCAAGACGTCTTATATCGTTTTTGTTTTTACATTCAGCTAATATTTCTGTTGTTACATCATTGCCATGCTTTCTAAGATGTAGCTTCCACAAGGTCCCTGATCCATTGTATTTCAAAGGATCTTTAGACGTGTAACCAAGATATTTACGCCCAGTTACATTATGTGTTTTGATATAGAGATAAAACATTGATTGTCTTATGGAATATAGCGCATTTCTACGCCGTAGTCAAGATCTAAATCATCTGGATCTTGCATTAGTTTGAAGCCCAAGCGCTGGTACCATTGCACCAGTTCTTCTGTGCTCATTCTGTCGTCTCTATAGGCCTTGGCGATGAGCTCAATGACCACATTGTGTTTGTCTGCTAGCTTGGTCAACAGACGCATGGCTGCGCTGCTGTGCCCTCTCTCTGGCTCTAAGCTAGTGATGTCTGAGAGATGTATGTTGCCGCCAAATTTGCTGAGCTCGATCGCAGCACCTCCAATGATACCCACACGCGGATTAAACGGGTGTGGTTCGCTCATGTCCAGGAAATCCTGTATGAACGCATCGGCTGGGCCAGTATTTGGCTTGCCTAATCTGACAACTTCATCTACTCTCATGTCAGTATTTAGTACATGATAGTGTCGTATGCAAAGGAGGACTTTGTCTAACTACAGTGGCACTCTGGCGGCCCTCCACTCATTATAGAACGGGTAGTGCGAAACCCTATCTCCTAACATGCTTATGGTAACTGTGCTAGTTCAAGTGATAGCTTTCTAAACAGTGCTTCTTCAAATTTCATAATGCCTTCAGCAGTTATACTAAAACCATTGTTACGTCTCAATGATTCGTAAAATTGTGTTGGCAGTTGCATGAATTCCGTATATTCCTCAACGCCGATCGCTTCTTCATAGTCAAACGTCTCGTCTATCATGAACAATGTGTTTACTACCACTCCTTGGTCGGCTAAATCATCAAGCGTTGCATGTAGTGGTCCATGATGACCAGACGGATGATAACCGTCACAATTGGCGCCGCCATCTCCTGATATGTCAACAATCACTGGCTGAGGCAGGGTGGGCAGCATAAGGTCAACGTATTGCAGTGCTTGATTGAGGCAAGTTATTCCGCGCTCGTCGGTGCTGCTTCTTGGCAGTTCGTCAAATACAACGGCGGCGGCTTGTGCACTACCGCTTGATACGTGGTGTACGTTTTCTTCAAACAAGACCACTTCAATGTTGACACCATCCAAATACGGAATGCTGCGCAGTACCTCTGCATAACTGCTATATTGTATCTCAAGCTCTGCAGGACTCAATGAATTACTAATGTCAACAACGAGTACGATCGTTCCTCGTGCCTGCGCTGCGAGCGCCATAACAAATGTGAGAAGGATTGCTAAAAGGATTTTCATAACTGGTTATTTATATTTGGCTGGCAGTGAGTTACACGCAATGGGACTCGAACCCATACCTCCCGGTTTAACGGGTCTCTGCCGATTGAGCTATACGACACCATTCCAACGTCTCGGCCAAGAGCGTTGTTCAGGGCCTCATTGCCAGCCTCGCATACCAGGTGGCCGCCCAGTATGCAATACTTGTTCTGTTGTTTTCCCAACAACATCGTTCTGATGGCTGCATTTGCTTTCTCCGGAGATACCGGCGGGGACGCCAAACCCTGACGAATTGGTCGAGCAGGCTGAGTCGTTACCCTCCGCATCCTACCCCTCCATGTCCCGGGGCCGCGCACAATTTTGCGCCACTGCTCTGTTCTGACGCCACCAGTTTGTCCTACTGGGGCCAGGTTGTAATGGTGGGGCGAGCCAAGCTTGTGGCATCTCCGGCCCATCTAGCCGGTATCCTGATTCTGATATTTAGACGCTCACCCCGAATTTGTTTAGATTGTTTATCTAATGAATCGATTATGAACCGTACAGTTAGGATTAATATTTTTATCACAAATACAGTTTTCAATAACTTCTTTTGAATGATCACGATCAAAATGATGTGTTCCTCTAGAAATGCTTTCACTTAATCTACGAGCAACATCACCTATCTGTTTCATATAGTCGTCATCGTTCAGCATTTCTGTCATTCGACGCATAAATTCTTTGTCATAGTCTTCATTGGACATATCGATTCCTAAAATTTGGTGCCCAGGAAAGGATTTGAACCTTCACTCCCTTTCGAGAACCGGCCCCTCAAGCCGGCGCGTCTCCCTGTTCCGCCACCAGGGCATGTGCATTGACCTTCCCTCCTGGATTCAGAGTCCAGAGCCACTGTATTGCAGCGAAAGTCTAATCTAAGGTTTCAGTCAATGCGTTGTTCTGTACATTCAAAATTGAGGCCAACACCAGGAGGCATTTCATCCAATAGTCCTGTTGCCACCATCTGTCGTATTTCCCAACCGCCGGCGAGGTAACAGCCAGTGAGTGAGTTGAACTCGTATTCATAATCAAGGTATACTGCATCTTCCCACTGGCCTGTAAAGCCTGAAAAGATTAACACGATAACAGTTAGTTTGAAAATATCTACCTACCATAGCCCCCGCTAGGAGTATTTATGGTGCGCGATGAGAGATTCGAACTCCCGACCGCTAATTTATGGTAGGCGAGGTAGGGATCGAACCTACGACCGTCACCGTGTAAAGGTGCTGCGCTACCGCTGCGCCACTCGCCCATATTTTGGTGGGACCTACAGGGTTCGAACCTGTGAACCTCTTGGATGTCGACCAAGCGCTCTACCAGCTGAGCTAAGGTCCCTTAATAAAATTCTTTCAGTCCACGAATCACGGTCTTGGCATCGGATGCAACACTAACCGCTCCGCTGTTACGATCTGGAAAGATCGCTTTGCCATTTGGCATAACGTAGATCTCATCCCAACCATAACTATCTTCAATTGAAGCAATCACGGTACCAGTCTGCTCAATCCAATTAAGAATCTTTTCTTCACCTTCAAACGGTGTATCGTCCTCATCATCCGGATTGTCAAAAATATCTTCAGGCACAATGCCCATATCAACCAGTTCTGAGATTTCACCGACATCAATGTCAAACATTGACTCAAACCGCGACCATTGCTCATCACCCCAATCATCTGTGTCGATGGTGACAACTTTATTTTCGGTTTCGAGTAAGTTCATGAGCTTTCTCATCTCTGTTGATAAATTCATCGTTATTTCCTTTATAGTATAGCTTGGTCACAAGCCGTTGTCAATGGCGGATACCGGAGGAATTGAACCCCACAGACATTGTCTGCGCGCCGCTTTCCAGGCGGCCTCCCACACCAGTTAGGAATCAGCATCCAAAACATATTTATCAGAATATCAAAAAAATCAAATTGTTCATCAATGACTAGATATGGTAGGCACGGTGGGACTCGAACCCACACTCACTAGGAAGGGGTTTTTAAGACCCCCGCGTATTACCAATTTCGCCACGTGCCCATATTCATATTTACACTTTTTCGAAGTCTACACGTTCGCTATAATAACCGTTGCTGGTTCCATACCAACGAATTGTAACACTTCCTTTGATTGTTGAGATAATGTAAAAGGTCCAAGTTTCGCTTTCATCTCGATTCATTTCTGGTAGGTCTGGAAACCCGGCCATCTTCTGAAGAACAAATTCTTCGTCATCATACATCTCGCGCCAGAAGCCTTCTACATCATCACCACTGTTTGATGCTTCACGAGCTTCAAGAACTGGCGCACCAATCAAATCGTCTAGATCGCCGATAATGTCATCTACTAACACATCTTCACAGCAATCTTGATGATGCAGCATACGATATCTCTCACCATCATCTGTAATAAAATCAATCTGCTCGTCAGAATCACTTACGGTAATTTCTTTCAGCGTCTTACCAATCAACACTGCAATTTGATGTTCCACCCTTACCTCATATATAATGGTGCTGTTGGAAGGACTCGAACCCTCTTCTCGCCGCTTACAAGGCGGGGCTTCACCAGCAAAGTTTCAACAGCATTATTCTATTGGCCCAGGCTTTTTTAGCTTGCGCCCTTTTTCCGTGCTACCACATCGGGGGCAGCGTCCACTGTGTCCAACCAGTCGCCTATCACAACCACACCAGTATTTGGCTTTAGTTGGCTGTCTTGAGCGTAGTCTGTTTGGTTTCTTGAGTTTCATATTGGAGCTCTAGATCGGAATCGAACCGATTGTCTTGCGCTTACGAGGCGCCTGCTTCGCCAGCAAAGCTTCTAGAGCGTAAATGATCAAGAGCCTCTTGGCGTGTATTGCACCATACTGTTGCTTTCCCATGCTGCATGATGCGCACAGAGCCGCCAAAATCCTGCACTAGTCCGAATCCTGGAAAACGACCGTTACCTAGTACTCTTGCGTTCCATCTCGTGCGCCGTCTATACGGCACATGATATTCATGTGGTATATCTAGGATCTCGCTGACCCTGTTGTAAAATTCTTCTCTCTCGTCCATCTCTTTTCCTAACAGTATTTACGACGGGACTCGAACCCGCGTTTCCGGCTCCAAAACGCTGCAATGCTATGCCGGCGGTTTTCCTATTATACCTACGTATCTACTGCTCGGTCCGCTCCTACGTCAAGTTCTTCCAGCGTCACCATTCTGTAGTGTCATCACTTTCACTTGGCTTTCACTTCACTTCCGCATTGTGCCTGTCTGGCCCTTCCCCAGCTCACGGTTTTTATAGCTTTGCAACGTGTTACACAATGGTTCCGTTCCGCTTCCACCCAGCTTCCGTGGTGTCTTTCAGTCAGGATCTTCTGTTGCCCCTTGACGCGGTGGCTTGCGATATGGTTACACCAGCGCCTTGACGTTGTGAGCGTGGGGTACTGTCAGTTACGATCTGCTACGCACCTTGCCTGGTGTATCTTGGTCTCTCGGCCCAAGTCTAACTGGTCATTGCCCTAGCCTCAGGCAACTTCGGCGCTTGCCACCGAGAGATAATTTATAAACCCCACTCTACTACCGAAGTTGTATGCATCCAACCTACCGGCGAACCGTGACCGTTTCTACACCGCACATGTAAGCAAATGTAGACCTAAAGTGCTGGATTTTTCACCAGCAGGGTGTATTTTGGTGCCGGCGCAAGGAATTTCACCTCACCTTGCTACCCGAAGTTCATCGATGCTGCAACCGACATAATTTGGTGGGGAGTTGGGGACTCGAACCCATTCTAAGTGACCACGATTTCCAGTAGAGCCTACCTGGTGTGTAGGATTTCTGGATCGCTAACGGCCTACCCTAAGCCGCACACAACCGCCCTTATATTGGAGGTGCTAGACAGGATCGAACTGTCGACCGACCGCTTATGAGGCGGCTCCTCTACCAACTGAGCTATAGCACCAAAAAAACTTTACCATATCGAGAGGCTGGGGTAGAACCAGCCCCTAGGTGAATCATCACCTAGGGTACTCCCAATCTAACCTTCAGCACAACGTCGTTCCCCCTGCATTACTACAGGTTTCCGCTTTCGGTGTACGCCGCGCGCATGACATTCACCTAGTGCTTACTGCGGGTATATTCAACATACTTTGCTTGATACAAAATGTCAAGCAATATTTTGGTGGAGCCTCGGGGAATCGAACCCGCGTGACGAGTGCTGTGCAAGAGCTCTCCGCTACCCATAGACAGGCCCCAAATTTTGGTGGAGTCGGAGGGAATCGAACCCTCAATTTTGCAATGCCATCGCAATGTGTTCCCGTTAGCACTACGACCCCTTAATAATATTTATGGCGGCGGAGAAGGGATTCGAACCCCTTATTCATCTGATGCTTTTAACCATCGTGTTTTCCTCACCACCCCGCCGTGATGTTTTTGGCGACCCTACGGAGACTCTAACTCCGTTCTCCGGTTAGACAGACCGGCGTAATAAACCATATACCATAGGGCCGTATATGTTGGTCCTGACGTGTAGAATCGAACTACATCCTCCTGGTCCACAGCCAAGCGTGACAACCTTTTTCACCTCGTCAGGTCTTTTTGGAGCTCTGGGTAGGATTCTAACCTACATAAAACGGGGTTGCAATCCGTTGCCTATACATTTCGGTCCACCAGAGCGTATTCTTGGAACCCCAGGGCGGACTCGAACCGCCCAATCCTGGCTTAGGAGGCCTGGGTCCGATCCAGTCGGCTGGGGTAATTCTCGTAGCAACACACCGCTGCCCAATGGTGTCGTCGGCTCCTGATACTTTTGACTGAGGTTGTGTCCCTCGGGCGAATTTACTACGGCAGACATTTAGCGGCAACGTTACGGCGGCCTTCGCCTTCTGATCGCTGTCTGCTCACGTTTTGGACCCCCTGGAAAGAATCGAACTCTCCGTCGTCGGCTTCGAAGGCCTTGTCCGTCCCAGCGGCAGGGGGGGTATTCTGGTGCTCCTAAGAGGAATCGAACCTCTTCTTAATCCGTACCAAGGATTTGTGCTACCATTATCACTATAGGAGCGTTATTTTGGAGCGGGAGAAGGGTAACGATCCCTCTTCTCCTGGTTGGCAACCAGGTGCATTACCTTTATGCTACACCCGCAAATTTTGGAGCGGCCGGAGGGATTCGAACCCTCGTAAACTATTCGCCTCCTGCTTGGAAGGCAGGCGCTCTACCCCTGAGCTACGGCCGCAAATATTAGTTGAATACCTCGACAATGTCTGATTGGAATCCAAAATTACTCTGTAACAACATCTGCATCAGTCTGCCTTTCTGCCTGATATTTCCCACTGTTCTTGCGTCAGGAAAGTTTCTACCAAGCGAAAAGCTTTTAAGCAAGCGCTGTCTTATACGTTGTGCTGTTTCAGTTGAAACAGACGTCCTAATCTCATATCGCGCGCGGTACTCATCGCCGCGACGTTCTAGGTATATTGTAACATCTGAAACTGTGTTTGTCATGTGATTATTTAGCAGAGCACAACAGGATTCGAACCTGTGGGTGAAAGGTCCACATTCTTACGACTCTTTCGCCGGTTGGTAACCAGCTGCGTCTTCCTCTCCGCCATGCGCTCTGCTATTTCCGTTTGGATCAACCCCCAGGATTCGAACCTGGCTTTCCTGATTCAGAGTCAGGCGTCCTACCGGATAGACGAGGGTTGATCAAAAAGGAATTACTTACGCATAAAGCCTACGATGAACTCGGCTGGCAAAGTCATTGGAAACTGTAGCTCAGCGAGTTGGTAGTATTCGGCGTCACCACCAGACCATTGTTCGTAGACATCACGATCTGTTAGGCGTTTGCGCTGTTGTGGCAAGTTGCCTTTGAGGTTGGGGTCCATGTGTTCTTCGACCCAGGGCATCGGCAGTTTAGCTACCAGCACCACGCGCTCAGCAGGCGGGACGCTGCGGGCCTTGTGCCCAGCATCACGGAAGTTGGTTTCACCACCACCCATGACTGCATAGCCAAATGCTGTGTTGGGCTCAAAAGCCATGCTCAAACGACCCGCTGTGGTACCGCTTGAGGGAGGATTCAACCCGCTGCTCAAGATACCTTCAAGGTTGGTGTAGTGTGTGCCATGGAACATCATGAGGCTCTTGCGGTCACGCCACCAACCAATCTGCACATTGCTGGTCCAGCGCACCTGCTTGACGTGAGGAAACTTTTCTCTCACAGCTTTGATGTGCTGCTGGATGTCAGTGCTCTCTAGGATGTCTTGTACTCTCATGCGAGTATTTATTGGTGCTAGTGGGGGGAATCGAACCCAATCCTTATGAACGGTTATCGGCCGCTTGTCTTTCCATTAGACAGTCACTAGCATTTATTTGGAGGACCATCTCGGATTCGAACCGAGGTATGACAGAGATTAAGAGTCTCCCGCTAAAACCAACTCAGCTAATGGTCCGTGTCAGTGGAGGACGGGTGGGGAGTCGAACCCCTTACACCGGAGATTAAAAGCCTCCTGGCCATCCACATAGCCTTTCGTCTACCCGTCCAATTTTATAGTTTTCGTCCTGCATACCATCCATCTGGTATGCTGTCTGTTTTCTTGATCTTTCGATTTTCAAAACCGTTAGTTATCCAACGTGTTCCGTATTGGCTGTTGTCTTTTCCTGATCCTTTGCCTTTCGAGCTTTGGCTCATTTTTAATTTTGATTTATCAGAATGAGACTTTCCTTTGAAATTATCATACTTAATTAATCCATCACTGTGAGACTTTCTAATTTTTGAAATATACCATTTCTTCCAGTCTGGATTAGTGATGTATAGATTTTCTTTTGTTTGATTTCCAAGACTTGACGCTTTCGTTTGTATTGCAGCATTTTCAAATGTATTTTTAGATTTATTACTATTATTCAAATAAGACCAGCCACCTCTGCCACCAACACAAAGGTTGTAATTGCTTTCTTGCAAAACAAATTCTTCTGTTACAAGCTCACGCTCTTTTGCATTCATATCTTCTTCATTGTCAAATACGTGGAGTATTTCTTTACTGAAATTCTCAACACCATATTTGTCGATTGCCTTGCGTAGCAGTTTTCCTGATCCAAGATATCCATCATTTAAGTCTGTAGTCTGGTGTTTACCAATATAGATCTTATTGTTTACCAAGTTGGTTATCTTGTAGATTGTGTAATGTAGTTTCTGCATAATGTAAGTCTTATTCTATTATGCTTATTTATGCAGAAACTACGCTGTGTCAGGGACCGGAGAATCGAACTCCGCCTCCGTGGCTCCAAACCACAGGTCTAAACCATTACGGACCCTGTCTATTAGTGTTACTTTGTTATTCTGAAAGTTCTGACGAGTGCATGGTAACAATTTCAAATTCCCAGTCACTCATCCTGTAAATTGTTCCGCTTCCGTCTGTCCATCCGAGTGGATGCCATTCATTATATGATCGCTGAACATCATTTTCAATGATTCGTCTCATTTCGTACGCAGATGTAACGTCAAATGGTCCAACTCGTGTACTCTCAACGCCGCCGATGATGATGGCAACGAATGCGATTGTCATATCCATGTTTTATCTGTCCTGATCTTGTTGCTGCATAAATTCGGATGAGTGCATGGTCTTGACTTCAAAACCCCAGTCGTCAAGCATATAAATCGTTCCGCTTCCGTCTGTCCAACCACGCGGGTGATAATTTTCGTATGATCTTACAATATCCTGTTCGATTGTTCGTGCCATCTGTTCAGCACCAGATACATCAAAAGGACCAATTGTTGTAACTTCAACACCACCAACTGTAACTGCAACTAGAGCAATTGTGCCACCAAGGGCACCAGCAAAGCTCTCGTCCATTTCTGTCATTTCTTCTTTTGCTGTTGGTGAAAGCTTCATCAACAATCTTTTTGCGTAATCTATATCGACATCTTTTTTTGCACTCTCAACAAGAACATTTATATATTTGCGCATTTCTTGACTATTACTCATAGCGTACTCCCTGTATAAGAGTATTTAGCTATGTCTTGTTGGTCAGGATGACTGGGCTCGAACCAGCGACCTCTGGCCTCCCAGACCAGCACTCTCCCACCTGAGCTACATCCTGTTGAATTTGGTGCGACCCCAAGGAATTGAACCTTGACCTCCTGGGCTTCAACCAGGCGAACAGTCACCAGATATTCGAGAGTCGCATAATATAGTCCCACCTAGGAGAGCCCCGCCGTAGCGTGATTCCGAGCGGTATTTGCAACCGTCCTGTCTATTTGGTAGTCCTTCCTGGAATCGAACCAGGTCATGTCGGTGTGTAAAACCAATGCCTTCCCATTTGGCGAAAGGACCGTGAATTGGTCAATGCTGCTGGATTCGAACCAACTGTCTCCCGCACTAGAGCGGGCGTGTTACCACGGGCAAGAGAGCGTTTGCAACCACTCAAATGTCCTTACCCTCGCACCAAGCATTGTAACTGAAAATGGTCAGGGTGGGGTGAATCGAACACCCGACGCCTCGGTCCGAGCGAGGCAAGTTACCACTACAACACACCCTGGATGTTTGTGGAATTTGGTGTATGGCGGGGGAGTCGAACCCCATTATGGATGCATCTCTGTTTTTTCACCGCCAACCGACGGCCGCTGTTCCCATCAGCTTCGCCACACATATTTTGGTAGAGCCAGCGGGATTTGAACCCAGCGTCCTCCGCCTTGAGAGGGCGGCGTCCTAGACCATCTAGACCATGGCTCCATGTTTTGGTAGGGCATGGGGGGAATCAAAACCCCTTCACGATATTGAAAGTATCGTATGCTAACACCAGCGTACACCAATGCCCCAAAACTGTTTCTTGTGCAAAATGTCTCGTTCTTCTAACACAACCATAAAGCAGAGATACAGCAAATTATTTTGGTACACCCAGGGGGATTTGAACCCGCCGTCCTCCGGAGTGAAAATCCGGCGTCCTTGACCAACTAGACCATGGGTGCGTGAAAGTTTGGATGCCCCGGCTGGATTCGAACCCGCGTTTCTTGAGCCAAAATCAAGCGTCCTGCCACTAGACGACGGGGCAATACAGGTTGGCTGGGAGGGTGGGACTCGAACCCACAGTAGCACGGAGTCAAAGGCCGGCCGGTCACCAATTTCCCTCCTCCCAATAAAAGGTATGCTAGACAGTTTTTTCTGCATCTCCTGGATCCAAACCAGGCGTGTTCGGGGTGTCTAATCTTTACACCACTAGCAATATTCTAATCAACTGTAATGTGCCAACGGGACTCGAACCCGTGTCTCCGCCTACCTCGGCGGTGTCCTTCCGTCTAGACGATAGCAGCGCCAATTACGTCACCAGTTGCCGCTGGCTCCGAACTAGGACAGTTGATTAAGGCTCGGCAAAGCCTAACTTGAGCTAAAGCGGGGTGTCGAACCCTAGGTTGCGATCCTAGCCTGCCACATAGGCAGGTGCCTGTCCACTCGGCGTTATCTACTTTAGCATGTTGGTGCGCCACCTTGGAATCGAACCAAGCACGGGTTTCCCCAAGAGTTTTACAGACTCCATCGACACCTTGTCTGGTGTGACGCATAAAATTGGTCAGGACGCGGGAATCGAACCCGCTAGCAACTCCAGTGTTACCAGCACCTTTGTCACATGCTTGACGCCACCTTTCAGAAGGGATCTGGTAAATCCCAACCTACCATCAGCTCGTCGTCCCGAAATTTGGTGGAGCCGGTGAGAATCGAACTCACCTCACAAACCTTGCAAAGGTTCGTCGCCTACCCTTGGAACATGCGACCCCTTATTTTTAATTTCATTAATTATGTAATAGGCTTTTCGTTGTCCTATTCCATACTCTCTATGGATGTCTTTGATCGATTCGCCATTTAAATATCTTTGGTATAGGCTAGAAATTTGATCTTCCGTTAAAACAATCTTTTTCTTTGAATTTGCTTCAGCTCGATATTTTGCTCTTGCATCACGCCGGCATTTTTTCGAACAATATTTGTCTTTCAATGATAAGGCAATTCTGAATGTATTATTGCAATTTACACATACTCTTAGTTCAGTTTGGCTTCTTCCTATAATCCATCCATCTGGCACATCATCAACCAAAAACTTTCCTACTTCCTTAGTAATCGGATTATGATACCATCGACGCCCATAACTGGGATTTTTTCTACCAATTCTTTTTTGGCATATTTTATGATATCTTCTTCTAATCCATCCATACTCTTTATTGTTTCTTTCTTGGCCATTTCCTTTTACTGCCATCATACGAGCAGCATATACTAAAGCATCAGATTCAGGATGTATTTTTATCAAAAGCTGATGTGCTACAAAATGCTCTTCGGGTGTCAAATTTACAAGATTACTAGGTTCATCATTACCTCCTATACATCGTGGTATAATATGATGACGTTCGTAATATCCAGATAATTTTCGATCCTGTGCACTGCAAATAAGTTGATTATATATACGTTGATAGTTCATAACGAATATTTATCACATGAACCCCAACCTACGCCGTGCAAAGGCGTCGTGCTCCCATTATCACTATCAGCCCGTTATGTTTTACTGTCTGACTATCCTAACCACTATGCCCGCTCGCTAACGCCAACAGGAGGGAGTTGAACCTCAATATAATCAGACAGTATTCTGGTGCCTAAGCTGACTTGCTATTTCTAATAATGGTGCGCAAACCAGACATAGGACTTGAATTGGTGCCTAAGGTACGAATCGAACGCACATCTCCTGGGCTTCAACCAGGCGCTAAGACCACATCAGCTACTTAGGCATTGTATCGTAACACCGCAACTGCACTTGTACAGATCACAGTCGCATGTTCTAAGCGTTAATCTGCTGCTCCATAATCGTGACGCATTGCGGTGTATGTTGGTACCCGGGGTGAGATTCGAACTCACACTGTATAGGGTCTAAGCCTACTGCCTCTGCCAGTTGGGCTACCCGGGCA